AACTTGTCAATGTTTATTTTCAACCTTCTTTTTCCAATTCTTTTAATTCTTCCTATTCTTTAGCTTTATATTAATCTTTGTCTTTTTCTTTTTCTTGTAGGGTAGGGGGTACAGTAGGGGGTACCCTGTTTATCCACAATTTTATCCACAAAACACCCTTAAAAAAATAATTACGAATATTATTGACATTGGCCATTTTATTCCATATTCTTATATATGTTAGTTAAACAAAAGGAGAATAAAATGAATATTGATTTGAAAAATATTAAAGTATATGATGAATTAAGTGAAGAAACATTATGTTTTACTGCTACATTATATATTGATGGTGTTAATAGAGGTGAAGTTTCTAATCGTGGTCAAGGTGGTTGTAATGACTTTGATGATATTAATTGGAAAGAAGAAGAAAAAATTGATACATGGTGTAAAAATAACTTGCCTAAATATGAATGGAATGGATTAAAATGTGAAACAAGTTTTGAAGTACATTTAGCAGATATTTTATTTTCTAAATTACAATCTTAATAAATAATAATTGTTTTACCTCTACCTACAAAGAAGCCCCAGTTAAGGGGCTTTTTTGTTTATGGGGTGATTATATACCTTTCAGTATAAAAGTCTTATATTTACTGGATTTGTTGCCTTAAAACTAATTGTGTGCTAAATCTTCCATCTGCTATTTCAGTCATAACCATTGGTTTATCCAATCTAACAAAATGATGATTAGTTCCATCATACCAAACAAATTTCTTAGCTTCACCTTTGATTGCATCTTGCATAGTAATTAAATCAGATTTAAATGTGCTTGATATATTTTGAAATGATATGGTAAATACTTCTTGTCCTGGATTTACATTAATGGCATACTCTACACCACCTAATGATCTTTGGACTTCATTCTCATAATTAATAGATGATTGAACATTTACATCAGGTTCTATTTCAAAGTTTAGTTTTTTACCAATAAGGATTTCAGATACATTAGCAATAGTTCCTGTGAATTGTGCATACCATTCGTCATCTGTTGTTTCAGTAAATGTATCCACTTGCCACCCTGCAGAAGCTGCTGTTGGTATTTCACCTAAATCGGTTATGCTACCACTTGTTCCTTTTAATATTCTTATAACAGGACTACTTCCTGTTGATGCTCCTGTAAAATAAACTGCTGCTGCATTTGCTGTTCCATCTCCACCTAAAGCATATTTAATAGCTTCATCTGTATTTACACCAGTAATAATTGTGCCAATATTTTGGTCTGATGCTCTTTCGTGATTAATAAGTGTATTAGAAGCCGAAAAAGTTTTTGTTGGTGTTGTGCCACTTATACTTCCTTCACTTAATGTGTTATCACTTCTATATTGATTGATTGAATCATAAATAAAATATGATGCCATTTCTAAACCTCTCTACATTGTACTGAAACTTTCCCTACTTGTCGTTTCAGATTTGTTATTATAAATTTTTTACCTGACCAAGCATCTTTAAATAATCTTGTAGGCATAGCAACAAAACTATCAAAGGTGTCTGATATTTCATTAAATGGACTTCCAAGTTCTTCAAAGGTAATCTCTCCAAAGTCTATGTAATCTCCAACTTGTAGCATTCCATATTTTTCAGGATTGACTAAAGTTGCATTTACTGTAGTTTTGTAATCCCCAAAAATACTTTCTCTAAAATTAATCCAACTGGAATTTCTTGATCCTACCACATCTGCTACTGCATCATATACTAAATCAAGATTGACTTCTTGTTTTTGAATATCTGCATCACCAAAAATAGTTGTATGAGTAGATGCTGTAAAAGTATCTTGTTCTAAATATTCATTTTCAGCAGGGTGTTTTTTGTAATTAACAAGCAGTCTTGTTTCTAAGTCTTGTGCCGAAGTAATTCCAAGTTCATATCCTGAAATATCATTTTGAGATAAATCAACATTAGCAGTAACACTATCTTCAATAGTAAAGTATCGTAATTTTGCTACTCCTGTTAATTCTTGTTGTGCTTGTGGACTAAACTCAAAAAAGAAACATCCTTCATATTGTAATTGTTCCATAATACTTTCTAAGGATTCTTTCTCATCTAATGCTAATCGTGTTTTCCAATGTGTTGATGTTGGACTGGTCAAAGTAGAATCTCTTAATTCTGCTACTGTTTTAAATCCTGAATTTTCAATATCAGTATCACCAGTAAAATCAGTAATATTGATGATGCTATGTAGTAGTTCTCTATGGATTGCTACTGGATTATTTAAATCACCAATGGTAGTTGCAGTTGTATGTTCTGTGAAACTTGGTGTTGTAATATCTCTACCTAAATATACTTTTTCAATTCCTGCATTAAATTCTTGTGATGCAATCGGTTCGTTAGCCAAGTCGTTGGTTGCAGTAATAGTTACAAACACATTACTTAATACGACTTCAAAATTACTATAATCTACAGCTTCACCTTCTGCATTAAATCTAAAACTCAAATATAGTTCATCAGGCAAAGCATTGTTTTCTAATATTCCTGATATATCTGTTGATGTTGGTAAAGCTACATTGGTTCTATCGACTTTATCTCCACTCGATGAAGTTCCTATTAATTCTATATCTCCACTTGATGATCCAAAACTTCCACTTAGTGCATCTGCTAAATTAAAGAATGCACCATCTGTACCACTTGGACTACCAGTTATGGTTTGACTATAATTACCTGATATGCCTAATGTGATTGCAGTAATTTTACCTGTAACTTGTGGCATTTCTAATTTAAATACTACCCCTCTTGAATCTCCACTAAATCCTAATGTATTAGCATAGGTAGCATTATCTCCTGTGTTACCATTATAGGCATTTTCAAGACTTCCTGAAGTTAAACTGACATCAGCACCTACAATAGTTGCAGTTACATCATCAGGCAACATTTTAAATTGTCTTGTCATTAATGTTGGTACTTTTAATACTTTAACACTATCTACTGTTGCTATGGTAGTATTGGTATTGACAAGTTCTACAAATCGTTTCATTCCTTTATCATAGAACTCTAATTTATCAGAACCACTTGTTCCTTCTGGGACTATATACATAAAGTCTTTACCATCATTTTTAAGGAAAGGACAAGCATAGACATCTTGACCATTGACAAATTCAGTATTAGCAGTATAGTCCCCATAAACCAAAGGGACTATCTTATTATTGTATTGAGGATTGTCGGCATTTACACTTCTGCCTTGTGGGATAGACACATTCTGAAATGGTCTGTTAGAGATGACATTCAATACAATCGTATTATTTCTATAACCAAAACTTGACACTTTACCACTAAAGATTTGCAAAGCATTATTTGCAGTATCATCTCCATCTATTTGAGATAATACATTCACATGACCATTAATATATTCATTCCCTAATAATTCTAATAAGGTCGTTCCATCTAAATCTATATTGGCTATGTTTAGGGTAATATTACCAGTCTTGGTTGTGAACCCTTTTAAGTCTAACGAATAAGAGATACTTGGCTTGTTTAAAATAGCAGGATAATAGTTTATGCTATTATAAGTAGTAGCAGAAAAACTAAATGTTAAATCAGGAGTATTAGTTGTTAAAATACTCGAATTATTATTTTTAAATATCTGCACTAACCAATTTTCAGTCATGGTTGGTGATAGCTTTGATTCATAGTTTGAATTAACAAAACTCATGTATATCTCCTTATTTTCTAATCTCTTGTCTGATTTTATTTAAGATTTCTTCTTCTCTAAATTTCATAGAGAGGTCTGCTTCAAATCGTTTGACCTCTACTCCATACTCAAAGATAATAATGGTAGGTACTACTTTAATGTCCCATTCTTTTTGTATGACTGCACCAATATCTTTATTGGCAATATCTACATATCCAGTATAGCATTTTTCTAATTTTTCTAATGGTATTTTGTTTGCCCAATTCCAAGAAGCATTCACTTCTATAACTGCACAAAATTCATTCTTCATTAATTGAATATCTTGAAAACTATCCAAAGATGCTGATTGTGAGTATAGCGACGAAGTAAATAATCCAAGCACCAATAGCCACATATTTATCAATTTTTTCATAATCCATATCCTAATTGTTATTCATGTTTAGTAGGGTTTCATTGATACTTCTTGTATCTTCTTTAATGTCATCTACTTTATCTTCTAATTTTTCTACTTTTTCTTCAGTATTTAAAATTGAATTTCTAATCATCTGATCCTTAAGATCATATTCTGTTCTACTGATTGGTGGTTCAGGTAATTCTTTTGCTTCTTGTATATCAGCTTGAAGATTAAACCATAATCCAACTACCATAAATATTGTTACACTAATACTGATAAGTGTTTCAATACTGAATGTTAATTTAGTTCCTTTGCCAATTTCCACTTTAATATCTCCTTAATTTTAGTTTTGGTTTTTTTAGTTTTTGTTTTATGCTTTTCTTTTTCATTCCAAATAATCTCTTTGGTATGTATGCAAAAGCAGTTGATTTTGTTACATTGCTCATAAGTTTAATTTTTCTGCTCTCCTAATAGCTGGTATAATATGGTCTACTACTGTTTCATCTACCAATGGGGCAGATATGTTTATTGTGATGTTATTTCCACTACTTGTAGGACTTGGTAATGGTGTTACATCAATTCGTTCCATACCACTTGCATTGTCTCCTACTACTACTCCATTTCCAATAGGTAAGGTAGTTCTGCCTTTTGTTACAAAACTACCACCTGTTGCAAAAGAGGAAAATAAAGAATCTGTTACTTTTCCAATCATTCCACCTGCCCCTGCAGCTACTGCAAGATTAATAGGGAATGGTAATGCTTTCATAATGCTTGAAATCAATCCTGCTTGTGCTTCTACTACTTCTGCTTTTACTACCGATATACCTGCTTCTTTAGCAGATTGTCCTTGTAAGATTGCAGATTGTAAGTTATTTTGTATTCTATCTTTATATGCTTCATCTTCTAATTTTTTCAAAAATTTAATATTCTTCGCTTCTTCTTCTGCATACTTATTACTCAATTCAATTAGATGGCTATAAGTTTCATCTGCTACATCTAAGTCAGGTAAAATATCATCATCTTCATCAGTTAATAATGGTATATCAGGTCTTTCAGGTGTAGGTAGAGGTTGTAATGTTCTTTGTTGTCCACCTGTTAAAGGTAATGCTTTTTTCAATTCTTCATTTCTTAAAATTAATCTTTCTGTTTTTTCAATTAATCTTGTGAAAAAATTAGCAGTAACTTCAACTTCATCTTGTAATGTTTTTCCGATAGTTCCTTGTAAATTTTCAAATGCTGATGATAAAGCTAATGTAGCATCAGTAGCATCTAATTCTTCATCTCCAAGTTGTGCTACCTTTTCTGCAGTAGATTGTAATGCTGCTTGGACAAATGCTTGTTTTCTTTCATTTTCATCTAAATCTTTTACTGCTTTACCATTTGCTTCTGCAAACTTTTGATAAGCTAAATTTGTATCTAACACAATACCAAGATTGTCTAACATAAGTTTGGATTGACGACCGATACCAGTTGTTAAACTCTCAATACCAAATAAAGCATCTTGTCCTACTGCTTTAGCAAGTCTTTGTGCATTGTCTATCAAATCTGCAAAAGCATCATCATTTTCTACAATACCAAGCAACATAGCATTATTTGCTTGAATCATTAGATCAACATCTGATACAGTTCCATCAGTAGCTTTTCTAAACTTTGCTAATGATTCATCATTAAAATTGACTGCTCTACCAAGATTTCTAAAACTTCGTTCAAGTGATATGGTTTGTGAACCTAATCTTACAGCAGAAGCAGTAAAATTCGCTATTGCCTGGATACTAAATGCTGCAGCTATTGCACCACCCATCGCAGCAAAACTTTTCTTTAATCCATCATTTTGCTTCTTTATATCTTTTTGTTCTTTTTCTACTTGATTTAATGCTTTTACAGCTTTTCTAACTTCGGCTTGAACTAATAATCTTATTTTTTTATCTGCCATTCTTTTCTACCTCATACTCTCTTATGGAGTTTAGTTCGTTATCTATAATTAAAAAATTATCTACAATAAATGAATCTGCTTCATCTAAACTTCTTGCTATCGGAATATTAAGATTCTTACTCATCTTATATTCTTTAATGGTTTCCCCTATCCAATCTCGGTAAAGACATTTTGGATTGCAAAAAAGAGGTAATATAAAATATAGGTTTCTACCCATAGAAAATTTAGAATCTTTGAACTTGTCAAACACTCTATCAATTTCCAATAATACATCTTCCTGATCCTTATATGTCTTTACTTTATTAGTGATTGGACTTTGCCTTTTATAAGGAAACTCTTTGTCGAAGTGTGGATAACCATAGTGGCTAAACCACACATACGACGACAAAGCCATTAGCCTTTTTTTGAAACATCTAAAAATTCACTTAGACATTTCGAAAGCAAAGCATCTACCTCACCCATTGTTAAGGGCTTATCTTTGGCAACATAATCGCTTTCTGATAAGCCACTTATTTTTTCTACAAACTCAAGACAATCATAAAACTTTTCGGTATCTACTTTACCAGTAGAATCTAAAGCCATCATTCTTAATTTTTGTAGTTCTCGCTTTTCTTTGTAAGTAGGATTCTTCACTTCCCACTCTTTATCGAACATTTTAACCTTCATGTGTTACTCCTTCGTTTACCAACTTGTATTAGTTACTGCATCACAAAATTCAAACTTAAATGCTGTACCACTTGCTGCACCACTTGCAGTAGGTTGTACTACTTTAAATGGAATTGTGATTATAGCACCTGTGTCTGCATTTAGATCATAATTCACAGCAGTTGAATATACTTCTGCTGTAATATTCATTTCTCCTACACTTGATACTGTACCATCACCTTGTTGTAAGGTTAATGTAGCAGTATCTCCATCTAAGAAGTCCTGTAATACATTATTAGCACTATCATTGTAGTTACCATCATACATAAATGATATTTCACCTGTAATATTTACAGAAGGAACACCAAATGCATAGGCTTCTGCATCACCATTAGCATCTCTACCTACTCTTGCAACATTGTTTTCAAAAGTAAATGATACTGCTGTAATGATAGCATCAGTTGCAGATCCATTGACATCAAATTGTTTTGTATCAAAATATGATTCAATTTGTGTTGGTGATGTACTCATTAGTGTTGGTTCTCCACTATTAGCAGATAATGTTTGTCCAACTTTGAATCCTGTTGAACTTGCAAAACCTGAATAGAAAGTACCATTCAATAGTAATCTACCATCAGTCATATCAAAGTTCATTGTTAGTGATTGTAAAGTACCACTTGTGATGATTTTATCTTCGCCTGATGCAGGTCCATATAACCCAATATCAAAGATACTTGGAATACCTGCTGTTGAACTTCCTGTAAAATCAGGTCTTGATAAAGCATTACTTGATGATGCTTCAATAGTGTGAACATAAGGATTAGCACCTGATTCACTATGGTCTTGTAATACATTAGCCAATAATCTTACAAGCCCTGCTCTTTCTGCAGGAACTTCAAAATCAAGTGTTACAAATCCACCTTTTCTTGTTCTAAACTGGTCAAAGTCAGTTTCAATCATACCTGCATTGTTGCTTCGTATCTCCCCTGATTCTACAAGATTGAGGACTGGGGCAGATACATTGATTACAGGTAGTAATTGATATGCTGTGTCGTCTGCACCTGCTGTTTCAAAAGCAGTTGCATTCTTTTGTTTAATACCTATGGCATATTGGCTTTTACCATAGACTTTGGAACTTATAGCCATTTGTTATTACTCCTCTTTTTTAACTTTTTTCTTTTTAGGTTTGTTTTCTACTGGCTTGACTTGAACACCTAACGATTCAAATTCAGCCACATTTTCTTCATTTAACTCAACTTCTTTACCTTCTAACAATTCTCTAATCTTTTGATTAGGTGTATCTAAATAAGATGGTTTTTGCAGTTGAAGTCCTTTAATATGTTTATATTTCATTATGAAACCCCTTCATTTACATTACATTCTAAAGTCATTACAAATCTTTCTACTTCTGTATCTTCTTCGTCTCTTTCGTAGATAATATCGGTTACTTTGGCATTATACCATTCAGTAATACCCAATGCTTCTAAATCACGATTGTCAAAAAAGATTCTTTTTACAAGTTCTGCAACATCAGTTAATCGTTGTATGTCTTTATCTCTTGTATAATCAGAACCTGAAATAATTTGAAAACTAATCAATGTTTCATATTGTCTTATATGAGCATTACTTGCATAATCAATAAAAGTATCAGATTGTGGTCTTAATAAGAAACTTTCTTGTCCCCTGTGTTCATCGTAATACAAAGGAACACTTGGGATAGTCTGTTTAATAAGTTTTTGAATATTAT